ACCTATCTAACGAAGCAATCAAAGCACTAGCGATGGATGCAGCAACACTGGCTAAAATGGGCGTTGGTATGCCTCGCATCAATAGCGCAATGCGCAACATGATCGCGATGGACTCCATCACGCAGCCAGTAACAACGCCATCAGTCGGCACACCTGTACAGTTCTTGCAGGAATTTTTGGCTGGTCTTGTTTACATCCTAACTACTGCGCGTAAAGCGGATACGCTAGCGCCAGTTATGACGGTTGGCCGCTGGTCTGATCAAGAGATTGTACAACAAGTTCTAGAGCACTTGGGTGCGCCCGGTCTATATAAAGACCACGGCGACCTGCCGCTAACTAGCTGGAACCTAACTTATGATCGACGCGACATTGTGCGCTTCGAGCTAGGTTTACAGCAACAAATTCTTGAAGATGAGCGAGGTCAAGCAATAGACCTTAACTCTGCTCAAGAGAAACGTGCGGCTGTAGCGCTTGCCTTTGAAATCCTTCGTAATGAAGTATTCTTTAATGGTTATACTACTGGCGGTATGCGTACTTATGGCATCTTGAACGATCCAAACCTCCCGAACTTTGTAACTGTTGCTGCTGGTGGCGGCGGTGGTACTGAGTGGAGCGGAAAAACAGTAGATGAGCGAATCAGTGACATTGTCACAGCGATTCAATCTCTACGTCTTCAATCTGGCTCGAATATCGATCCGAAATCAATGGCTCTAACATTAGGATTGCCGTCTAACGTTGTGGATTTGATGCACGATGTTGATGGGCCTAATACATACGGCTACACAGTTCAAAAATGGCTAAATGAGAACTACCCAAATATCACTGTTGAAGCAATCCCACAATTTGAGAATGCTAACGCGGGTGAAAGTGTGTTCTATCTATACGCTGAAAGCGTACCGGGAACGGGCACTGATGACGGTAGATCAATCTATCAGCTAGTACCTGCAAAAATGCAGCCTCTTAACACAGTGCAAACTGTGAAAGGCTTCGACGAAGGTTACACAAACGCTTTAGCTGGCTGCTACGTCAAGCGTGGTTACGCTATCGTTCGCTTTACTGGCGTTTAATTAAATGGGGGGTATTTAACCCCCCTAAACTTACTATTGGTGCAAGGTAAATAAAATGGCAAAACAAGTATACGTCTACTCTAAAGCGGCAAATACTCAGTCACTTGTGATCTACAAAAAGAAAGCATCCGGTGACAAAGTTCGCGGCGTTAATAAGCATGAAAAAATTGTTGTAATTAATGGCGGTGCTGGTGTTACTGATAAAGTGACTCGACTATGCTCAAGAGCCGTTGAGACTGTTCTATCTGCGGAAGACTTCGATGCAATCAAAGAACTACCATCTTGGAAAAAGTTCTGTGCTAATGGATTTATGATTCATTCAGACAAGCAAATGTCAGAAGAAGACGCAGCCGCTAAGCTTTACGGTGAAGATAAATCAGCCGCATTGACCGAAAAGAAAGTTCATTCGCGCGCTAAAAAAGCCGGCGTAAAAGGGAAGCTTGAAATTAAAGCTGGCGACAGCGACGAGTAGCCACTATGACAACGCTTAATGTTTCACAATTTAGAATAAACTTTCCACCTTATGCGGATGAAACAACGTATCCAGATAGTTTATTGAATACTCAATACACTATTGGAAAGTGCTATATGGAAGATAGTTCTTGTGTTGCTAACGATCCGGATTGTTTGGAATACATGTTCGAGTTAATGCTTGCCCATCTTCTCTATATTCGAGATGAGGTTAATTCTGGTAATAATATTGGCGTTGTCACTACTGCAAGTCAGGGTGATGTTTCCGTAACCCTCGCACAACCACCTGTAAGAGATGAGTTTCATTATTGGTACAACTCTTCACCATATGGCAGACAGCTAATTGTATTGCTTGAAGCTAATGCAATTGGTGGTACTTTTGTTGGTGGATTGCCAGAGCGTAAAGGGTTTAGAAAGTTTGCTGGGGGTTTCTGATGTCTTCGGTAAAGGTCAATTTATCCGCATTAAAAAAACTATCCAAACAACTCAAAGAAGCCGACAAGAAAGAGCTACAAGTCGGTTGGTTCTCCTCTGCTAAATACGATGATAATACGCCCGTTGCTTATGTTGCAGCCCTTAATGAGTTTGGAAGGTATGCAAGGCCTTCTATCAGACCTGCAATAGCAGAAAATAAAAAAGACTGGAACAGTACCATTGAGGTTGCATTCAAGAAAATGCTTGCCGGAAATTTGACACCTGACAAAGCAACGACGATTTTAGGGCTTCAAGTTGAGGGTGATATCAAACAATCTATTGTAAG